CAAACAAAGGCATTAAGTACAATTTCTTAATGGAAATTAAAGAAGGTGACGGGAAACTGACACCTCAGCAAATAATCTGGCATGCAGACTGGCAAGGTCAAGCGGCTATCGTTCGGAATATAGAGGAAGCGTTAAGCGTAATTAAAAATGCCATCAAATAAGAAACCAAGAAAACCTAAGAAATTCGTACCTAAGACACTACCAATCACAATCAGGCATAACGCAGAATCAGAGACAGCTTTGCAACTAGCTCCCCATGCGGAGCTGATGAAGCTACGGGAAGGCTACGGTGGCATTGAGAGCTGGCACACAATTGTTGCTAGGCTCAATATCGGGTTAGTGGCTGCTAACGCTGCTGGCAAGGAAGATCAGGCCAAGGATATACGGATAGGGCTAGATGCCATGCTAAAGGTACAGACTAGGTACGATAAAACGGGCAAGTGGGGATTATCTGGCAGCGACTTGAGGGAAGTGGGTGACGGGCTAGTGCTTACTGATAACTTACAGCTATCGTTAACTAGAAAGCAATTTGCACAAGCTATCGATTATGTATGGCAACACGCTGCTAAATAAAACCTATCAATAATTGTTAGCCGATAAAAATATATATGTTGCATCGTCGGAATACTATGCTATAGTTCACTCACAGCAGCACAATATCAATTAACTAGGAGCTGACTATGAAGGCAAAGCCAACTTTTGAACACGAAACCTGCTCACGTTGCTGCGGTGGTGGAGAATATAGTTTTAATCTTATGCATGGAAGCCGTTGCTACGGCTGTGCAGGTACTGGCTATAAGTTGACAAAACGAGGACAAGCGGCTCAACAATTTTTGAATGAAATGCGAGCATTACCAATGGAAAATTTCCAAATTGGAGATTTGATTAGATTTGATGGAGCATCTTCTCGGTGGGAAAAAATTGTATCTATTGAGTTTCTGAACGGCGAACAGGCCGGTTATGTAAATAGACCAGATTTGCAATGTGTCCGCATTAAAACAAATGGCAGTGGAATGATAGGTTTTGTTGGGAGTAAATATACTAAAGGATTCACCGCTGAGGAAAAACAAAAGCAAGTTGACCAAGCATTGGCTTATCAGGAAACGTTGACCAAAACCGGCAAGACTCGCAAACAAAAAATAGCAGCTTAATTAACTAACCCCGGCGAAAGCCGGGTTACCAATATGAACTCAATAGATCCCCACGAAGCAATTAACTACATGATCCGGCACTCTGCTGAATACGCACAGGCCAAGGCTCAGGTTACCTACCTTGAAGAATTCCGTAAAAGCAAGAAAGCAATGTTGTTCTCTGTAGCAATGGGAAACACTATTGCCGATAAAGATAACTACGCCTACAGCCATCCAGAGTATCTAGCGGTACTGGACGGGCTTAAAGAGGCCGTAGAGAAGGCAGAAACGCTTAGGTGGATGTTGGTAGCAGCACAGGCTAGGATCGACGTATTTAGGACTCAAGAAGCCAGTAACAGACGTATAGATCGCGCAGCCCAATAAGAGGATAATATGATTAACGACAATGTAGTAGACGATAGCAATTTGGCACAATGTTACAAATGTGGATTTGTGGACGATTGGGATGAGATACCTAAAGGACACTGCTGGGCTTCTGGCGATTCGCTTACTGAGTGTCCAGGTTGCGGTGACGTAGACGGATTTTCCGACTATGACCCAGCAAAGGCCATTATTCGAAACCTTGCCCATGAAGTTGCGAAAGCTATCTGAGGCAGAGATTGAGGAGCTGGGTATTCAGGCATTTGGGAACTTGTACTACTACTATCCAGACCAGATCAAAGACTTGATAGAGCTGGTTCAGAAGCGGCTAGAGGGTAAAAATCGTGCGTAAACGTGAAGCAGAATACTTGTCAAAAGTGGCTGACATTGGCTGTATAATCTGCTATAGGGCAGGTAATGCTGGTACTTTGGCAGAGATTCACCATATCCGAGGTCTGGGTTTAGGGATGGGAGTAAGGAATTCGCATTACAACGCATTACCACTTTGTCCTGAGCATCACAGGGGTAACACTGGGTATCACGGTTTAGGTCGCAAGGCTTTTGAGCGCAAGTACGGCGTTACTGAACAGGAACTTCAATTACAAGTTAAGGAATTGCTCAATGAAGACGGGTCTTTACAGTAATATTCATTCTAAACGCAAGCGTATAGCCGAGGGTTCAGGCGAGAAGATGAAGAAGCCTGGCACTAAGGGCGCACCGACTAAGGCTGACTTCAAGCAAGCAGCTAAGACTGCAAAGAAGAAGAAATAATGGCTGGCCTACTATCTCCCCCTGCTGCGTCAATGGATGGCTCAATTTTTGTTGAAGCCGCTAGAAAGTTTGGATTACCAACGGACAACGATACGCTGAATAAAATCGTTGCAATGGTTAATCTTGGTGAGTCTCCAGAAGTTGCTGCACAAAAACTATCTAGTATGGGTCTGTTAAGCCCCGGTGCTGGGTCAATGTTGCGTATTGATAAAACTCCAAAAGGCGCTGGATACTTTGGCGTTCTTAAAGGTATTGCTGGCGATGTTAAAGGCATGGATGTAACAGAGCTTAGTGCAGATTCTGATATTAATGGGCAGCGTGTCTTGTATCCGTTGGTTGTTCCTACATTAAGCAAGCAAGAGCTTAATATATTGCTTTCTGGTAAAAAGCCGACTGATTCTATTTATCAAAAGGCAGAGGAGTTTGCCATGCAAAGATTAAAAGATGGATTGCCTACGTTTGCAAGGCCCGGTGAAACATTCCCAGTTCCAAAGGGTAAGAAATGACAGCCGCTTGGACTAAGAAGGCCGGTAAGAACGCTAAGGGCGGTCTGAACGAGAAAGGCCGTAAGTCTTATGAGGCTGAGAACCCTGGTTCTAACCTGAAGGCCCCAGTCAAAGCAGGTGACAACCCCCGTCGAGCGAGCTTTTTGGCAAGAATGGGGAATATGCCCGGCCCGGAGAAGAAACCAAATGGTGAGCCTACTCGTTTGTTACTGTCTTTACGAGCATGGGGAGCCAGCAGTAAGGCCGATGCCAAGAAGAAAGCTGCTTCTATCTCTGCTCGGAACAAGAAAAAGTAATGCGATATTCCTATGGGATTGAAAACATTCGAGTTAGGGAATGGGGTGAAGGCGCTGATGTATTAATCGGCGCTTTTTGCTCTATTGCTGACAATGTTGAGATATTCCTTGGTGGCAATCACAGAACCGATTGGGTAACGACTTATCCGTTTGGGCATATTCATCAGGACAAATTCCCTTGGCATGGCAAAGGGCATCCAGCGACTAAGGGTGATGTTGTCATTGGCAACGATGTCTGGATAGGATCAGGCGCTACCATATTGTCCGGTGTTAATATCGGTGATGGCGCTGTCATATCGGCTAAGTCCGTGGTGGTTAAGGATGTGCCTCCCTATGCTATTGTTGGCGGTAATCCTGCCAAGGTATTAAAGCTACGGTTTACTGAAGACCAGATACAGAGGCTACTGCAAAATCCGTGGTGGAATCTACCTGATAGCCGAATCAAAGAACTAATCCCATTATTGTGTTCTGATAACGTAGAGGATCTAATTGCAGCCCTTAATCCTTAATTTAGGCTCCGGCAAGGACTGGAGAGAAGACTGTCTAAACTCAGACATTCAGGCTAGGGTAAATCCTGACTGGGTGTGTGACATTTCAAAGGTTCAATGGGGTGAGGTAATAGAGACCCGGTTCGGACAGATTAAGATTAAGCCTGATATGTTTGAAGAAATCGTCGCAAATGACGTTTTAGAGCATATACCGGACTTAATTAGCGCAATGAGGAACTGCCGAGACCTGCTAATCCCGAACGGGAAATTTACTATTTCTGTTCCGTATGAATTAAGCCTTGGCGCATGGCAAGATCCGACTCATGTTCGTGCTTTTAATGAGAACAGTTGGCTGTATTACACTGATTGGTGCTGGTATTTGGGCTGGGACAAGGGTTTTAAGCTGACAGAGATTCAGTTTAAATTGACAGAGTTAGGCACAGAGATGTCTGAGGCCGGACTTCCCGATCAGGAAATTCTGAGAACACCGAGGGCAGTAGATTCCATGAGGGTAACATTGTGCAAGCAATAGTCATCTGTACGGTCAAGAACCCCGGCATTACGGTATTGCTGGAGTCAATCAAAGTATATGCGCCCTCGATGCCCGTATACCTATTTGGGAATAGCCTGGAGCTTTGGCACAGGGCTAAGTCAATCCTGCCGAATTTGGTCTGGAGGCCGAATCAGGCTACGAATTTCGGCGATGCCTACAATGTAGCTACAAACTACGCTTTTGAGCATGGCAAGTACGAGTCAGTAATCCTTAGTAATGACGATGTGGTGCTGAACCCAGATACCATGAGGCTACTGGCGGCAGATGCGGAGATTCTGGAATCAACGGGCATAAATGTCGGATTCTTGGGTGCAAGATCGGACTACGTGTTGCCAGACCAGAACATTAGGTTCCCTGTTTACGATGATAAACAAGAGGGACTAAGATGGGCTAGTGAGGCACAGATCAAGGAGACGGGAGTAATCGCACCTATCTTTGCCAGCATAAGCAGGAAGGCATGGGACACGGCTAAGTTTCCTAGCACTAATTGGTATTCCGATAATATAATATGTCATGACCTGCTAGAAGCGGGTTACAGGCATTTCGTCAGCAGGGCTTATGTGCATCACGCAGGAAGCCAGACAGTAGGCACAGACTTCAAGAAATGCCATGAGGAACCACGAGAGTGGATAAAGGCTAACAGGCCGGATATGTACGAGGTATTTTATGGCTAACCCAATAGATGATTTCTTTAAGGCAATAGCAAATACCATCGTTGGCGGTGGTGTTCAGGCTTATGGTGCTGTTGCTGATCGTAGCCAGATGCCATCAAATAAACGTTTGTATTTGGAAACATTTGCAGACAAAAACCAGATGCCGATTACGGAAAAGAATTTCACGCAAGCAGAACTAAATACTATTGGCGAGTTAATTAAGGCAAAGCAGTTAGCTAACCCTAATGCACCGACAGGATATATCCAATACAAGGACTACTTGAACTTTGTTCCTCCTTCGCAAAACTCTATGGCTGCTGGAGTAGGAGCAGGGGCAGCGAATCCTTACGAAAACATTAGGACTACACTAGGCCAGTTTAATTACGCAGTAGATCCAAAGACAGGAAATGTTTCCATTAAAGACACATACGACTTTAATCCTTTAAAGAACAAGGTTCAGCAAAAAATGTCTACAGGAGACTATATTCCTAATGCTCCTAGTCTTTATGCATTAGCAAGAATGTACGGTGAGGCAATGATGCCAGAAGGTAAGGGTAGACAGGTACAGATTCAAATACCGGGGCTACTTGGTCGGTAAGCATGACATCCAAAGGATAATGCAATTATGGAAACAAATAGCGATTTTAAAACGCCAGAAATCGGCAAAGGACTAGCAGGGCCGGGTAGACCTAAGGGTATGCCTAATAAGGCTACAGGCATCGTAAGAGAGGCCATTGCTAACCTACTAGAGCGCAATGCTCCTAACATGGATAGATGGCTTAATGAGGTGGCTGACAAGGATCCTCATAAGGCATTGGACATTATCCAGAAGCTCTCTGAGTACCATATACCTAAGTTGGCAAGAACTGAGGTTACTGGCGCAGATGGTGGGCCGCAAGAGCATGTGGTCACATGGCAGAAGTAATCGAGATAGCTTACAAGCCAAGGGATCAGCAGTTAGCTATCCATGAGGCAGTAGATAACCACAGGTTTACGGTAGTAGTTGCCCATCGTCGTATGGGGAAGACTGTAAGCGCCATCAATCATCTAATAAAGGCTGCCATTGAGTGCAAGAAACCTAATCCGAGATTTGCCTATATTGCTCCTACTTATGCTCAGTCTAAGCGTGTGGCTTGGGATTACCTGCTTGAATTTACTCGTCCACTGGGTGCTACGGCTAATATTTCTGAGCTTCGCGTGGACTTTTGGGGGCGTAGAATTAGTCTTTACGGTTCTGACAATGCCGATTCGCTCAGGGGCCAGTACTTTGACGGAGTGGTGCTGGACGAGATTGGAGACCAAAACCCAAAAATCTGGAACGAGGTCATCAGGCCAGCGTTAGCAGATAGGAACTCAGACGAGGCTCCTACGTGGTGTCTGTTCATTGGTACGCCTAAAGGTAAGAACCACTTTGCTGACTTTAGGGATAGGGCGCAGACAGCGGAGGGATGGAAGCTCCTTGAGTTCAAGGCCAGCCAGACAGGTATCCTCAGCGACAAAGAACTTTGGGGTGCTCGCAAGGAGATGGGCGAGGACAAGTACCAGCAGGAGTTTGAGTGTTCCTTTAACGCAGCGGTTGAGGGTAGTTATTATGGGCAGATTATTAACGATCTCGAAGCCAAGTCTAGGATCACGACTATTGACCGGGATGACCTTTGCCGGTCTTTTGTTGCTTGGGATTTGGGCATGGGCGATTCTACTTGCCTATGGGTGGCTCAGTTGGCTGGTAAAGAGATTAGGCTTATTGACTGCGTCGAAAACCACGGGGTCGGTCTGGACTGGTATGTATCATGGCTGCGAGACAACAAGTACGAAGGCTTCGGGCAGATCCTCCCGCACGACGTTGAAGTAAGAGAACTAGGCACAGGCCGCAGCCGTAAGGAAGTACTGCAAGAGGCTGGGCTAGAGATTACCGTGGCTCCGAGGTTGTCTATTGCTGATGGCATACAGGCTGTCAGGCGTATCTTGCCTAGATGCTGGTTTGACCACAAGACTAAGCCAGGACTTGACGCTATACGCAACTACCGTAGGGAATACAACGAGAAGCAGCAGGTGTTCTACGATAAGCCACTGCACGACTGGTCTAGCCATTACTCAGACGCTTTCAGATACCTTGCTATTGGGCTTGACGAGAGCGACGATTCATGGTCATCAGACTTGCCTATCAATACCAAATGGGTTGTATAATAGGCAAAATTCCTGTAAGGGTTTGCTATGAAGATGGATGAAGGCACAATCAAGGGTATCCTTGAAGCTGAGATTGATAACTCAATCGGCTTTATTGAGACCGAGACTACTGAGGAGCGCCGCCGGGCGTTAGATTACTATCTCCGCAATCCCTATGGGAACGAGGTAGAAGGCCGTAGCCAGATTGTGACGGGGGAAGTAGCCGAAGCAATTGATGGTGCGCTGCCACAACTTATCCGTGTCTTTACGACAACAGAGGATATTGTCTACTTTGAGCCTCAGTCTGAGAACGACGAGGAATCCGCAAAGCAAGCCACAGACTATTGCAACTGGGTGTTCTACCGTGAGAACGATGGTCTGCTAATCCTGCATAACTGGTTCAAGGATGCCTTGCTTCAGAAGGTGGGCGTGGTTAAGTCCTACTGGGATGCTAAGGAAGATGTTAGCAAAGAGAAATACAAGAACTTGACAGAGGATGAGCTGGCTCTATTACTGTCGGACGAGTCGCTAGAGGTTGTCAAGCAAGACATTGAGATGATTGACGCTGGCCTAGATATGATGGGTATGCCTATCCAGGCTCCGTCTATCTCTGTGACTGTCAAGCGGGTGAATAAGTACGGCTGTGTGAAGATTGAGAACGTTCCACCAGAGGAGTTCCTGATCTCCAAGGCTGCTAGAACCATTGAGGATGCTCCCTTTGTAGCCCATCGAAAGCTAATGCAGCGGTCAGAATTGATTGCGCTTGGCTACGATAAAGATGTCGTAGATGAGCTACCTTCTTATGATGACCTGACGTTCAGCCCTGAGCGCATTGCTCGCTTTGACCAAGGTGAACAGCCAGACGAAGCACAGAGCCTTGACCCTGCGATGCAGACGGTTGAGGTATATGAGTGCTATATACGGATTGACGAGGATGAGGACGGTATTGCCGAACTGCATCGTATTGTCTACTGCGGTTCAGAGATACTTGAAGATGAGGAATGTGAATATGTCCCGTTCCACAGCATTTGTCCTATCCCTATTCCCCATAAATTTTTCGGTCAGTCTCTGGCAGATCGGACTATGGACATCCAGCTTATCAAGTCCACTATTACTCGTCAGTCTTTGGATAACCTGTATCTGACGAACAATAACCGTGTTGGCGCTGTTGATGGTCAGGTAAACCTCGATGACCTGCTGAACGCTACGCCTGGCGGTATTGTCCGTATGAAGAACCCTAATGCTCTGGTTCCGCTACAGGTTCAGTCTACGTTCGGTCAGGCTATGCCAATGCTAGAGTACATGGATAACGTCCAGACCAAGCGAACAGGTGTTAGCGATTCGCAACAAGGTCTTGACCCTGATGTGCTGTCGAACGTTACGGCTGCTGCTGTTGCTGCGATGATGAAGTCTAACTCTGGCAAGCTGGAGTTGATTGCTCGTATCTTTGCTGAGACTGGCGTTAAGAGCCTGTTCCGTGGGATTCTGCATCTGTTGGGCAAGTATCAGGACAAGCCGAAGATCGTCCGTATGCGTGGTAAGTACGTGCAGTTTGACCCTCGCACATGGAACAATGAATACGATGTGTCGGTCAATGTCGGTCTGGGTTCAGGTGACCGGGATCAGAAGTTGACGATGCTCCAGATGATTCTTGCCAAGCAGGAACAGATCATTCAGCAGTATGGCCCGTCTAATCCTCTGGTGTCTGTTGGTCAGTACCGCAACACATTGGCTAGGTTCATTGAGGCCGCAGGGTTTAAGGACGCTACAGCCTTCATGAACGAGATTAGCCCTGAGATGGATGCTCAGTTGTCGCAGCCCAAGCCACCTGCCCCTGACCAGCAAGCAGAGGTAGCTAAGATGCTGATGGAGGTTGAGCGTGAGAAGACACAGGCTAAGTCGCAGATTGATGCTGCCAAGTTGGATCTGGAACGTCAGACGCTAGAGGCTGAGTTCACCCGCAAGGGCATTGAGATGCAGATGAAGAACCAGAAGGATCAGGCTGACATCCGTATCAAGGAGGCTCAGTTAGCAGTCCAGCAACTGCAAGCTATTCTGGCTATGGACTTGGCAGACGAGGACAGCCGTAACAAACAGGCTGAGATTGTATTAAAGACGATTAAGGAACTAGGGAGCCTGACTGGTGGATAAAGCACAATGGGCTATTAACCTGCTCAGAGACGAGATATTCCAAGAGGTTCTTGAAAGCATCCGTGGCACTGAGATGAACAAGATACTGATGAGTAACTATGGTGAGGTTGATTTGCGTGAGGAAGCTTATATGCGCTTACGTGTATTGGAATCAATAGAATCTCACATTGAAAGCATGGCTGCTCAGAAGGCTATTGACGAGAAAAGGATTAAGATTTTGTAACCCGTTTCGGGCGGTTCCCGATATAATTTAGGAAACATAAATGAGCGATACTCCAAACACGACTCCCGAGGGAAGTGGCGAGTTAACGGTAGGTGGTGCAGCAGACGCTATCTTGGGTCTAATGGGTGGTGAAGAAGGCTCCGAACAGGAACAACCGGAATCCCAACTAGAGGCCAACGATAGCGATGCCGAATCTGATGAGTCTGAGGAATATTCAGACGAGTCGGAGGTAGAACAAGAAGATGGCGAGGATGAGTCAGAAGAACCTCAGAGATACCGTGTCAAAGCCGCTGGCGAAGACCGGGAGGTAACCTTAGATGAGCTTATCAAGTCTTATCAACTTGGCACTGACTATACAAAGAAATCGCAAGCTGTAGCTGAAGAACGTAAGGCGGTTGAATCTGAGCGTCATGCAGTTCAAGAGGCAAAGCAATTGCGCGATCAGTATGCGCAGAGGTTGGAAGTCATCGAGCAGATGCTTAACCAGCCGCAACAAGCAGAGGATTTGGATTATCTGAAAGAGACTGACCCTATCGGTTATGCCGTGAGAGTCGCTGAGATGTCTCAGAAGGAGAAACAGTTAGCGCAGGTTCGTGCTGAACGGGATCGTATCTCGCAACAGCAGGAATATGACAAGCAACAGCAGATGCGGCAGATGGTTGCTGCGGAGTCTGAGAAGCTAGTCGCTGCGATACCTGAGTTTGCTGACCCGTCTAAGGGCGAATCAATCCGAAAGGATATTCGGACTTACGGTAAGCAGATGGGATTCTCTGATGAGGAATTGGCTAATGTGTTCGATTCCAGAGCAGTTCTGACGCTGTTTAAGGCTATGCAGTACGACAAGCTACAGTCGAGCAAGCCTGCTGTTAACAAGCGTGTGCAAGAGGCTCCCAAGGCGATTAGGCCCGGTGTATCTAAGCCACGAGACAGTAATAGCGAGGAACTGAAGAAACTTAAAGCGCGAGCGAAGTCATCCGGTCGGGTGGCAGATGCCGCAAGTGTATTTGAACGATTCTTATAGGAAATTAGATCATGGCAACTTATACCGCACACAGCGCAGTTGGTCAGCGCGAAGATTTGACTGATGTCATCTATGACATTTCGCCTACCGAGACTCCTTTCATGTCCTCGATTGGCAAGACTAAAGCTACGGCTGTTTTCCACGAGTGGCAGACTGACACGCTGGCAGCCGCTACTACTGCTAACGCTGCTGTTGAAGGTGCTGACGCTTCGGACGCTACCCTGTCTCCGACTGTTCGTCTTGGCAACTATACACAGATCATGCAGAAGACTATCAAGGTCTCCGGCACTCTGGACACAGTGAACAAGGCTGGTCGTAAGTCTGAGAAGGCATATCAGCTGGCTAAGGCTTCGCAAGAGATCAAGCGCGATCTGGAGACTGTTCTGCTGTCGAACCAGGGTCGTTCTGCTGGTGATGGCTCTACTGCTCGTAAGATGGCTTCTCTGCTGTCGTGGATCAAGACCAACTCGTCGGCTCAGACCAACGGTGGTGACCCAACGACTATCGGCGTGTCTACTCGTACTGACGGTAACACCCGTACCTTTACTGAAGCCCTGCTGAAAGAAGTCGTGGCTGAGGTGTTTGTTTCCGGTGGTTCGCCTAAGGTGCTGATGGTTGGCGCAACTGGCAAGCAGAAGGTTAGCTCTTTCACTGGTATCGCTGAAACCCGTTTCAACGTGACCGGCAATGCTCCTTCTACAATAATTGGCGCGGCAGATTTTTATGTGAGCGACTTCGGAAACCTGGCGGTCGTACCTAATAGATTCATGCGTACCCGCGATGCTCTGATCCTTGATCCTGAGTACGCAGCTATCGCTTACCTGCGTCCGTTCCAGACTAACGAACTGGCTAAGGCTGGCGATGCTGACAAGACTCAAATCTTGGTCGAATGCACCCTTGAGGTTAAGAACGAAGCCGCCCACGGTATCGTTGCTGACCTGAATATGTCGCTGTAAAGAACTAGCCCCTGATCTTCGGATTGGGGGCTTTTCTACGAGGATTTATGGACTTTAGAGATACAGCAGTACACGCGGACGGTGATGGCGGTATCGTCATCGAGACTAAACAGGATGTATCGGAGATCATTGAGGCTAACAAGGCTCAATTAGAGTTCGACAAGCAAAGGACTGGGCATCTTAAAGACCTGCACCATGTAGCCAGGATTCCGTTCACGGTCATTGATGACTTGAACAAGATAGGCATCATGAAGGGCTTTAGCATTGTGGATGACGCAGCGTTTGCCAGTTGGCTTAATAATCCTGATAATGCTGTTTGGAAGACTTATCGCGGAACTATCTCTAAGGGGAACTAATGATTGTAGGCGTATGCGTACCAGCAAGGGACGAGGTTCACACCTCTTTTGCATTTGACTTTGCCAAGATGGTCGGCAGAGATTCTAAGCATAGGTGTTCTCAAGATGGTAACGGCCTAAAGCTGTACACGATGGCAGGGACGCTGATATTCGATCAGAGGGAGAAGCTAGTAGATGCTGCTCTCAAAGAGGGATGTGATGCGGTTCTGTTTATTGACTCAGATATGCGGTTTCCTAGTGACACGATTGACATTTTGTTAAGTCGTGAGGTTCCGATTGTTGGGGTCAATGCGGTAACGAGACGTAAGCCTACGCTACCGACTGCTTTAAACCTTGAGATTGAGAAGGATGACGAGGGCAAGATTATCCGTCACGCTTGGCACAAGGTTGATTCGATGGGCAAGGAAGGAATAGAGCCTGTCACAGCGGTTGGTTTTGGTGTGGTGATGATTCGCAAGGAAGTGTTTGAGAAAGTGCCTAAGCCTTGGTTTGATGTGGGTTGGGGATCAAAGGGCATTATTGGCGAGGATGTGCATTTCTGCATCAAAGCCTTAGATGCCGGGTTCCAGACTCATGTAGACCACAGCCTTTCCAAACATATCGGTCACATTGGTACGTATGAGTATCGGTGGGAAGATGTAGAAGAAGGCGCTATTGAGGCGCATAACAACGGGAAATAGTCATGGCATTGACGAGCTATAGTGAACTAAAGACTACGATAGCCAGCTACCTAGCTCGTAGTGACCTTGACTCAGTAATCCCTGACTTTATCCGGCTGTCTGAGGAACGGTTGCGTAGAGACCTGAGAATCCGTCAGATGCTGGTGGTGGCTACGGCTTCAACTACGGGTGGGGATTCCACGGTGGGACTACCTGCCGACTTCCTTGAGATGCGGGACATCCACTTTAATACGAATCCGATTAGCTCGGTATCGTATGAATCCCCTAATACTTTCTATCAAAGCACACGGGCTACTGAGTCAGGTATCCCACGTACTTACACTGTCCTGGCTTCAGAGATTCAGTTTGCGCCTATCCCTGATGCGGCTTATCAGGCTCAGATGCTGTACTACGCAAAGCCTCCTCTCTTGAGTGATACCAATTCAAGCAATGTGTTCTTGGCTAACTGCCCTGATGCGCTGCTGTACGGTGCTTTAGGAGAGGCTGAACCGTACCTGATGAACGATGCTAGGTTGCAGGTCTGGGCCGCGCTCTATGACCGTTCTATCGCTTCTATATCTAATGCTGACCAGTCTAGTGAATACAGCGGTCAGCCAATGGCAATGTCTTATAACGTGAGGTAAATCATGGCAGAAATGTCGAATTATCTGGAAAATGCTCTGATTAACGCTACCTTGCGTAATACGAGCTACACAAGCCCTGCAACGGTTTATGTCGGTCTGTATCTAACTGACCCTACTGATGCCAATACCGGCACTGAGGTCTCTGGTGGCTCTTATGCCCGTACTGCGGTGACATTTGGTGCGCCTAGTGATGGTGCTTCCCTGAATGATGCTGCGGTTGAGTTCCCACAGTGTACGGCTTCATGGGGAACGGTAGCGTTTATCGGTATTCTGGATGCTTCAACTGCTGGTAATCTGATGTATCACACTGCTCTGGATACGTCCAAGACGATTGATACGGGTGACATCTTTAAGATTGCTATTGGTTCCTTGTCTGTAACGCTGTCGTAAGGGGTAAATAATGTCCACTATCGTCACACGGGCTGGTAAAGGTAGTGCGTTAACCCATACAGAGGTAGACGCAAACTTTACGAACCTAAACACAGACAAGCTGCAATCAGGGAACACTGCTGCTGCCTTAACGATTACTAGCGCAACGATTAACGGTGGCGCAATTAATAGCACAACGGTGGGTGCAACGACTCCCGCCTCTGGCTCATTTAGCAGCCTCACCGACTCAGGCAACCTGACCTTCACCGGCACAGGCAACCGCATCACTGGTGACTTCAGCAATGCGACGGCAGCTAACCGTGTTTCGTTTCAAAGCAGTACGACAAATGGAAATACGATTGTTCCATTTATCCCAAACGGTGCTGCAACACAGACAAACTTAGCTTTATATAACGGTTCTGACGTAACCACTAATTTTAGTCTTTTTACTATTCGTCATAACACAACTGCATCTTCGTTTGCATCAGCGATTGGTGGAACTGGCGCATACGTTCCTATGACATTTGAAACCAACGGCTCCGAGCGTATGCGGGTTGATACGTCGGGGAATGTGGGGATTGGGACGAGTGCGCCAAGAGCCAGACTTGATCTCGCAAATGGCGTACTTACTGGCGTTGGTAACATTGGTGGTCAAGCAGATACCGGTGCGTACACTATTTGGGGTGGGCACTCAACATTAAATGGGGCATATGTACAGCTTTGGGGCGCGTCATCAGCAAACGCAAACGTGCTTATTTTTGGCAATGCCAGCACCGAACGCGCCCGTATCGACTCCTCCGGCAACGTGGGGATTGGTACTGCTTCGCCGGGTGCAAAGCTGGATGTTCGCGGATCATCAACCTTCTTGGTAAATGCAACCAACCCTACCGCGTGGACTTCTGTTGATTCTGCGCTGACCACAGGGTCAATGTATAACCAGTGGAATACGACATCAAATGTTGGCATCTCTGGAACGTACACAAACCACCCCTATACGTTCGTCACCAACAACACCGAACGCATGCGCATCACCTCCGCAGGCAACGTGGCGATTGGGACGAGTTCGCCGGTTTCTGGAGCGAGGCTTGCTACTGTTGGCGGCCCAGTTCAGTTAAGCGGCGGTACAACTTCGCAAGAGGGCATCCGCATTCAAAGAGTATCTGGGTACGCAAGCATTACCGGCATTAACAATGACAACAATGCCTATAACCCGATAGCATTTTTTACGAGTGGAACCGAAGCAGCCCGTATCGACTCCAGCAATAATTTCTTAATCGGAAAAACTTCTCCGGGATATACAACTTCAGGCGTTTCTCTTAGCAACTCTACAAATCAATTTGCATGGTCTGGCAACAGCGGTTCTGTTGTAGCAAGTTTTGCTACTCCGGTAAACCAAAGTCAAATTGGTTTTTATAGAACCGATACCGGCGGCCTCATGGGAACTATCTCAAATGGCGCGTCAAATACCGTCGCATACAACACAAGTTCCGATTATCGCTTGAAAGACAATGTGAAGCCGATGACTGGTGCGCTTGCAAAAGTTGCTGCGCTTCGACCAGTCACATGGACTTGGAGAGAAGACGGGATTGCTGGCGAAGGTTTTATTGCTCATGAAGTACAAGCAATAGTTCCTGACGCAGTAACCGGAGAAAAGGACGCGGTGGATGACAAAGGTAATCCGCGATTCCAAGGAATCGACACATCGTTCTTGGTTGCAACGTTGACAGCGGCAATCCAAGAGCAACAGCAAATGATCGAAACACTACAGGCCGAAGTAGCGGCACTTAAAGGAGCTTAAATGAACATCACCTACACAATCGACAACCTCGACCGTCAAACCGCCGATGGCCTAGTCACCACTGCCCACTGGCGCGTATCTGCCGTAGATGGCGAACACTCTGCCGGTGCTTACGGCTCTGTCGGCTTTACCCGTGGCGAGGACTTCACGCCGTTTGAGGCGCTGACCGAGGCGCAGGTCATTGCTTGGGTCAAAGAGCAACTGGATGTTGAGCAGATTGAGGCTGCGCTGGCTCAAATCATTGCCGAGCAGAAGCAGCCATCTAAAATTTCTGGAACTCCTTGGTAAATGAGCCTTCAATACGTAGTCTATGACTATTGGGAATACGGCTACGCTGAAGGCGATGCAATCCTTGAATTTGGCAGTGCATCTGTAACTGCTCAGGCAACAGTAACGTCAGACGGGATAAGAATAAGAACAAGCAGCGGAAGCGTTACTGGAAATGCTGCGGTATCTGCTCAGGGAACTAGAATTCAATTTGGTGATGCTAGTGTTAGTTCTTCAGCAATAGTAACGGCAGACGGTATTAGGGTTAGAACCGGCGTTGCTGGCATTACAGGAACAGCTACGGTTACAGCCCTTGGTGGCGTGGTTTACAGCGTTTCTGGGGCGATTAATGGCGTGGCTAGTGTGTCTGCCTCACCTAATGCGATATGGGCTGGAAACGCCGCTATAAACGGTTCTGTGGCCTTTGTAGCTAGAGGCAATATTATCGGGGATGAGTGGGCAGATACTGTACCTAGTACGGACACTTGGACGCAGGTTGCAGAAGTTGCAAATGTCTGGACTCCGGTGGTTGCTGGCCCTAATACTTGGTTCAGTAATAGCTTGTTTGACCCGTATGTAGAGATTGATTATTGGGATGATGGTTATACAGATGATCGTTACGATTACTGGATTAAAACATCTTCTACGCAAGATAACTGGACGAGGCAGTAATGCAAAAGATCATATTCGGGGAGTGGTTGCCAGATCAGCCTGGTGTTACTGGGGCGGTAACGGATGCTAAGAACTGTTACCCGGTTTCTAATGGTTATGCGCCATTTAGGAGCGAGGCTGATTATTCGGACGATGCTGGTACGGCTCTACTGGTTGCGTTTGCTGGCAAGTTTGGCGGTGCTAGTACGCTGTTTGCGGCTAGTGCGACACAGATTTACAAGTTTGACAGCACTGATGCAAGTTTGGATGCAGCTACGACTACGGGTTACTCAGCGGTAGAGGGTTGGGATATAACCCAGTTTGGCCCTCAGATGATTCTGGCTAATGGTCAGGATAAGCTGCAAGCATGGACTTTGAATTCATCTACTGTCTTTGCTGACCTGTCTGCTGATGCGCCTATTGCCAAGTATGTAACGGTTGTCCGTGACTTTGTTGTGGCAGCTAATGACGGGACGGATACAAGCAAGGTTTACTGGTCAGACTTAAATGACGAGACAGACTGGACTCCCGGTGCTGCTTCTCAGGCTGATAGCCAGATTCTCCCTGACGGTGGTGACATTACTGGGATTGCGGGTGGTGAGTACGGTCTGATCTTCTTGGAACGTGCTATCTACCGGATGAGCTATGCTGGCTCCCCGTTCTTCTTTCAGTTTGACGCTATTAGTCGGTCTTTAGGCTGTATTTCCAATGGCTCGATTACTCAGTACGGTAACCTGACCTACTTTCTTGCAGACGATGGCTTCTATGTTTGCGATGGTCAATCGACTAAGAATATCGGCACTGAAAAGGTAAACCGCTGGTTCTTTGATAACGCTATTCCTAGCGAGATTCCTACCGGCATGAGTGCTACGGTTGACCCTGTGGATAAGTTGGTGATCTGGAAGTTCAATGGTTCATTTGGCAATAAGTACATTCTTATCTATTCAATTGACCTGAACAAATGGTCTTACGCTGAGACCACAGCTACATCTATTTCTTATGTGTTAACACCTTCTGCAACACTAGAACAGGTGGATAACTACAATACGAGTATTGATGCGCTTGAGATTCCGCTGGATTCGCGGGTGTTTGCTGGTGGTCAACTACTCTTTGCTGGTGTCAGGGGCGAGAAGATTATCTCTTTCTCTGGTCAGCCTAAGACTGCCAACATATCAACGGGTGATATTGATATAGGCAGGTCTGTTATAACTTTAGCAAGACCTATTGTTGATGGTGGTAGCGGCTCTATTGCTGTTGCCAGCCGTGATTTGCTGTCTGAACAAGTGGAATTTGGCTCAGATGTACCTGCTGACTCAGAAAACCGTGTGAGCTTGCGGTCTGGCGGTGATTATCATCGACTGAGACTGACTCCGACTGGTTCTAACTGGCAGACAGCCGTGGGATTAGAGTTTGACGTTGTTAAACAGGGTAACCGATGACTCAGTTTCGTACCCTTCCCCCATTTGGAGGCGATTCACGGCAGGTTTCTGAGGTTGTCCGTGGGATTATGGACGGAAAGACCAATAATACTGGTCTGATTACCCTAGCCACTGGTAATGCGACTACAACTACCCTCTATGACGAGCGTATAGGCTATGACAGCTTGATATTCTTTGTCCCGGTATCTGATGCTGCTGAGGCTGATGCGGCTCCCTATGGGGCTTTCCAAGACTCTACAGACCAGACTGCTGCTAATACGACAACGGCTTATGCTGTTACATTAAACACAACAGATTACAGTAGTGGCGTATACGTTTCTAGTTCTTCGAGAATAAATGTCAGAAACTACGGTGTTTATAACATCCAGTTCTCTATTCAATTCAAGAACACTACTAACGATGGTCAGGATGTAGATATTTGGTTTATGAAGAATGGAACGAATGTAGATGCTTCAAATAGCAGGTTTCATTTGCCAGCTAGGAAAGGATCTGGCGATCCTTCTCACCTGAGTGCTGCACTTAATTTCTTCTTAGAATTAAATGCTAACGATTATATTGAGATTATGTGGCGCACTACTGATACCGGGGTTTCTATTGAGCATTTTGACACTAGCACAAGCCCTACCAGACCGGAAGTTCCATCGGCTATCGTAACTGCGTCTTATGTTGCTCCTAGTGCAACAACCAATGTATATGTTTCCGCTAAACAGCAGGGTAGTGCTACCCTTACGCACTGGGCAAATGACACGGCAGATAAAACTTATGGCTACATTGTGGTGGGCTAATGGAATTTAGGTACATACCTGTAGAACAACTAAGGAACTGGTGGCCTACAGTACGCCCCGGATTAGAAGAAATCAAAGGGTATAGCCCAGAAAATTGGATAGTTGAGGATGTGTACACAGACTGCTTTAACCAGAAGGCAATGCTGTGGGTAGGACTAGAGAATAACCACTTTAAGTGCTTCTTTATCCTGCAACCTATGGGTGACACGATGCACCTATGGGCGGCTTGGACGTTAGAAAATAATTATCAAATTGTGGAATCTGGATTAAAATACATAAAAGACATCTGTAGTCAAGGAAATGTCAAATACTTAACTTTCTCAAGCCATCGTCGAGGGTGGCAGCGTAGGGCGAAACAACTCGGTTTCCGTCCTAAACAATGGATTTGCGAGGTGTAATATGGGTGGTGGCGGCGGTACTCAAGAGAGTACAACAACAACGAGTATAGATCCTTCGATCCAGCCGTATGTTACCTACGGACTTGAAGAAGGCAAGCGTCTTTACGAGTCTGGCACTCCGACATTCTTCCCCGGTCAGACCTACGTCGATCCTTCTCAGGCTACGCAATCAGCTCTCCAAATGGCTCAGGAACGGGCTATGGCGGGTTCTCCGCTGGTTCGGTCAGCACAGGCAGAGCAACTAGCTACGATTCAAGGACGGGGCGTTAATCCATTCCTAGAGGGTGCTTTGGCGGGTGTTAATCGTCAGGCCCGTGAGCAGTTCACTGAGGGTGTTCAAGGTCTTCAGTCCAAGGCTTCGTCGATGGGTCGTTATGGCTCTGCTGCTTTGGGTGAGCAAGAGGCTAGGGCGCAAGATGTATTCGCTAGGGCATTGGCAGAGCAAGGCGGTCAACTGGCTTACGGATCTGCTGAGGCTGAACGTGCCCGACAGATGCAAGCTGCTCAGATGGCTCCTCAGATGGCTGCTACTGACTACGCTGATATTCAGAAGCTACTGACAACGGGCCAGGCTCAGGAACAATACTCGTCTGCTGAATTGCAAGATGCTATCAATCGCTTTAACTTTGAGCAGAACTTGCCACAGGCAAAACTTAGTCAATTCGCTAACTTGTTCAGCAGTGTCCCGCAAGGTCAGACTACTGTTCAACAAGCTACGCCACAAGGGGGTAAATAATGGCTGATCCAGTAACTATGGCGGTTGTCGGCGGCTCTGTCGGCGCTATGATGAACAAGAAAGATCCACTTAAAGGCGCGTTGCTTGGTGCGGCTGGTGGTTATGGTGGTGGCGCTTTGATGGGCGCTGGTGGCTTGGCTGGGGCTGGTTCTAGTGGTGTCTTGCCTAGCGCATTGTCTGGGTCAACGACAATTAATGCTGCTGCCCTTCCTACTAACGCTGTTCAGGCATTTACAACTGGTGCGCCAATGGCAACCCCGTTAAATGTTGAGGCTATGAAAACTGCTGGTGGAGGTTTGTTTGCTGGCGCACCTACAACTGCTCCATTTGTATCCTCTGGCACAAGTACGGGAATGATTCCATCGTCTTTGTATGAGCCTACTATGATGGACAGATTTGCTAGTGTTGGTCAATACGCACAGCAGAATCCAGTTCTTACTCAAATGGGTATGCAGTCTGCCCAGCAAATGATGCAGCAAGAACAGCCGCAATTTGCTCCCGCTGGACAAGTTAGAAGTGGTGAGATTAAAAGTAATGATTACTCTAGCCTTCTCAATCCACAGCAAGATACGGTTCTTAGGCCGCAACGGATTTCCCTCTTAGGGTGATATATGGCAATTACAGATTACATTCCTAACATCTTCGGTCAAGCGGCTCCTAGTTACATTCAGGGCTTGCTTGGCGCTGAAGAAACTCAGAACTTGCAGAACCGGGCTAATGTTCAGGGCTTGCTAGGTGCAGGTCTTGCGCTGGCTCAGGGTATGAGCCGTACTGGCCCTAGACGCTCTGCTGCTGAGAATGTCTTAGGTGCATTGGCTGGCGGCTTTGGTGCTGCTGGTGGTGCTTACGATCAAGGGATTAAGAACTATGTAACGCAGCAACAGATTGCACAGACTCAATTGGCACAAGCTCAAGCCGCTAATAAGTTGAAAAGCATTGCACAAGCTAAGGTTCAGTATCCTGATCTGGCTCCATTGGCTGACATTGATCCGGGTAAGTTTGCTGAAGAAGTTGCTTTGCGTCAGAGAATTGCTGGTTTTGGTAAGCAACAAGGTCAACAAGGCCCAGAAACGCCTGAATCTTTACGCGCTGAAGCTCAAAGTTATTTGTTGGGTGGAACGCAATTTAAGCCTCTTGCTGATGCGCTTTTTGCAAAAGCAGATCGTCTTGAAATTTCTCCAAGTCTTGTTTCTCAACCTGTTTCTCAACCTGTAGTTCAGCAGCAACAAGCACAAGCAACTCAAGAGCAGCCAGCTCAGGCTACTCAAGAACCTAAGCCCGGAATTGTTGTTACTCAAGCAGGTGAAACAACTTTTGGCGTTCCTAATGTTGCCGCCGGAGAAAAATATAAGTATCCAGAAGCTCCAGTTCAAGTTGACGCTCAAACAGGTGAAAAAGTATTGCCTGTTGTTACTGCTACTGGTCAAAGGCCATCAAGCAAGCTCCCAGCATTAAATGCAAAAGCTGACAATATTCGTGCAGAAATGGATCGACTAAGTGATCCTAGATTGGCTAATAATCCTTTGGTTAAGGATGCCTTTGCTACTCAGGAAAAACGACTTGAGCAAGTAAGAAAACAAATTGCTGAGGCTTCTGTTGCAGAAGTTGATTTGGAAACATTTAGAAAGACTGCACCACCAATGTTTCAAGGTGCAATTGATAACTTGATGCAGTTGCAAATGAATGGGCAAATTACGCCTGATAAACTTGTAACGGAAATGCGTGAAATTAATAAACAAATAACTGATTTCAATCAAAAAGAAATTGACTTTAAAAGAAAGCAAGCCGATTACTCTGTTGAGGCTCGTCGAATTGCTAAGAATAAATTTAAGAAAAATCTTGAAGACCTTACTGATGAAGAAGCGGGTCAACTTGACAAACTTATGTTTGGCAAAGATAAAGAACTCAAAATACTAGGAAGAACTCTAGTAACTCAAAATGTATATGGCGATAAAGAGTTTTTAAAGAGACGTATTGAAGGCGCTGTCAATGCTGAGGAACAAGCAATGGGCGCAATCAATGTGGCAAACGATGTCAGGGCAATCGTTGATGTTCTTAAACCATATCAGGGCGGTAAGCTAGATGAGTTTAAAGCTGCTTTTGGTTCTTATTTGCCTGATACTTCTATGGCTCAAATTGCCACAGCTAATGATCTTGCTGTTGCTATTAGAGCTAGGATTGCACCGACTTTGCGTGTTCCGGGATCTGGTGCTACATCAGACTTTGAAACAAAGCAATTCTTAGCGGCATTGCCTTCTTTGATGCAATACTCAAATGGTCGTGAATTAATTGCCGTATATACTCAAAAACTTGCTGATCGTGCCGTTGCCGCTGCTGACTTGCGTTCTAAAATGATTGAAGATGGCACATATTCAGTTAAGAATTTCCAGCAATCAATGAAAGATCAAGGTCTTGATCGAGTATTTACTGATGCTGAAATAGCTCAGTTAAGAGGCGGTAAAGCCCCTTCTGGTGGAAGCACACTACCAGCAGATGTTAAAAGAAAATACGGCATAAAAGATTAATAGGAAAAATCATGGCAACTATCCCAGATTTGGAGAGAGCGTTATTGGAAGCTGATAAAGCTGGCGATATTACGTCTGCTCGTCTTTTTGCTGCCGAGATAAAGAAGATACAGAAATCAAGGGAACCTGAAACTGGTGGCGTGTTTTCTGGTGCTGGTAAACGTGTATCTCAAATTGGTGAGGGTTTGTATGGCGCTGGCCTTCGTGCTGGTAAAGCTATTGGGGTTGTTAGTCCTGAAACATTAAGCCAATATGAGGCTGGCGTTCAGCAATCTCGTTCTGTAATGTCTCCAACTTATAGAGCCACAGCCCCTACTGGTGGCGCTGAAATTACTGGGTCAACTATTGTTGATATGCTTGGGTCTTTGTTTGGTGGAGCTGGTTTAAAGGCTGCTAGTAAAGCTCCTGTAATTGGTGGTACTTCTGAAGCCATTGGTGGCGCATTACTTCCTACAACAATTCCTCAAGCGGCTGCTGGTGGCGCATTATATTCTTTGACAACCCCAAGTCAATCTACGCGTGAAATGATTTCTAAGGCTGGTTTGGGTGGTGTGACTGGCGGTGCAACTCAATTTGGCTTGCGTCAAGTTGGCCTAGCTCCAAAACTTGAGGCAAATTTAACAGAACAACAAAAACAAGTTGGTCGCAGAGCTATAGAGCAGGGATTTGAGCTTGACCCAACTCAGATTACTGGTCAGCTTGGCGGTCTTAAAGAAGGCTTTAAATCTCGCTTTCCTATCGCTGGAGAGGCATTTACACGCTTTGAGGCAAGCAATCAATCAAAGACTAATGAGATTGCAAAAACTTTAATTAAGATACCTGCTGCCGCCCCGTTAACCAATGAGAATATGCGGTCAGCATATAACCAAGCCCTTAACAACTATAAAGTTTTGAGTAGCTACCCATCTGTCATTGGCGATGCCAACTTTGTAAGTTCAGTAAATGCTGAGATTGCAAAGATTAAATCTTTAAAGCCTTCTCTTGTTACTCCGACTGATAAAGCAGCCTTAAGAATATTGAGAGATTTTGAGTCTTTTGGTTCTCAAGGCATGACTGGAGATCAAGCATTTAGATCACTTAAGGCTATTGGCGATAAGTTATTTGAGGCTAAGAAGGCTGGTTCTAGTACATCTATTGAGACTTTAACCAATCTACGTAACTCTCTTGAAGATTCTATTGAGCGTTATCTTAGTAGCCCAGCCAATCTGATGCGTACTAATGGTCAGCAAGTATTAAATCAGTTCCGCCAAGGTCGTAAAGACTTGTCTAACTGGTTCCTGATTGACAAAGCATTTGATGCTAATACAGGTAATGTTAGTGCTGCGAAACTTTCTAAAGAACTGTCTAAGCGTCCCACTTATGGGACAACTAAAGAGCCGATAGAAACTGCTGCAATGCTTAGTGGTAGTTTTCCTAGAGCATTTCCTTCTAGTGGTACGGCTGAAAGACAGGCTTACAGCGATCCATTTTCATTGTTGCTTCAAGCTCCATTGGCTATTCCTGCTTATCTAGGTACATCTGGCCCAGTTCGCAATGTGATGGCTCAACGGTATTTAGGAGCCAAGCCACAAGGATTAATCGGTAATGTTTACGGTGGTGTTTCTAAGGTTGGTGGTTTTGTGCCTGAGCCAGTTAGATCAACATTAGGTCGTGCTTTAATGTCAGCAGAACAGCAGCAATTACAGCAAAGTTTAAGCCCAACTTATGGGTTATTGGGTCAGTAAGGATTAACTATGGCAAAGAACAAGATTAGCGAGTTTAGCTCTACTCCTGCAAACAACACCGATATAGCCGGGATCAATATTTCGGAAGGGTGTGCCCCAAGCGGGATAAATAACGCTATACGTGAGCTTATGGCGCAGCTTAAAGACCAGCAAGCCGGTACAGACGGGGATAACTTTACGGTAGGCGGTAACTTATCTGTTACTGGCACTACAACGCTGATAGGTGCTGCTACGGCTCCCACTCCTACGTTTGCCGATAGTTCAACTAAGATTGCCACGACTGCCTTTGTGCAAGCCGCACTAGCTGCTGCTTACCCTGTAGGCTCGGTTTATATAAACGCAACAAGTGCAACGAACCCTGCAACATTGCTTGGCTTTGGTACATGGGTGGCATTCGGTGCTGGTCGAGTAATGGTGGGTTTGGACGCCGGCAATGCGCTATTCGACACGGCTGAAGAGACAGGCGGCAGCGCAGATGCGGTTTTGGTTAGCCATACGCATACCGCTTCAGTTACTGATCCGGGTCACTTCCATACATTCCCAACGCGCTCTGACTTTACTGGTGGCGGTAGTGGATTTCAGTCACCCTATAACGGTCTTGGAAACCCAAACAATTCAAACACGACTACCGTTACCACAAGCATAACCGTATCTAATAGCACAGAGGGTTCCTCTGGTACTAATGCTAACCTGCAACCCTATATCGTGGTTCGTATGTGGAAAAGGACTGCCTAAACATGCCAGACAAAGAAATCCCACTTACGGACGATCAAATTGAGGCTATTGCTGAGAAAGCCGCTGAGGTCGCATTTAAGAAGATCTACGAGGAAGTGGGTCGTTCTGTCGTTAAAAGAATACTCTGGATCGTAGGCGCTGGTGCATTGGGCCTAATGTTCTGGATGGCTGGCAACGGGACTTTGCCTAAATGATTGAAGTAGCTACAGCCCTGATGGTAATCAAAGGGGCTAAAGCTGCCTTTGATATAGCCAAAGAAGCGTTTGACGAGATCAGGGAATGTGCTGAGGCTGGTAAGTCTGCCAACGAATCACTAGGTGCGCTTACTAGCTTTTTTTCGTCTGCTGGTAAGGCAGAGGAGGGCATAGCTCAAGCTAAAGCATTACAAGACAATCCTCCCGTAGAAGACAGCAGTAATGACTATGAGATCGTCATTGAGATGATGGTCGCTGAACGTCAGTTAAAGCAGTTCTACAAAGACCTGAAAGAGATGTTTATCTACCAGTTTCAGGAGCCAGGCTTATACGATGAGTTTATGGGCAGACTAGAGAAACTAAGGACTGACCGCAGGCAGAGAGAGACAGATCACAGGCTGCATCTAAAGGCATTGGAGATGGCTGCTAGACGAGCTAAAGCTAAGAAGGTTCAGTTTGTACAGGACTGCATTGCTATGACACTGGGTGTTATAGTTTCCATTTCAATAATCATTGGCATCATTTGGATGTTTACATTAGGAAACTGATATGTTTGGACTAGAAGCGTTACTTGGCATTGGCGGCAAACTAATTGACAAGCTGATACCTGATCCAGAGCAAAAGGCTAAGGCACAATTGGAGTTGGCGAAGATGGCGCAGGACGGTGAGCTAGCTAAGATGGCTAACGACACAGACTTGTACAAGACAGAGCAGAACAACCTGACCCAGCGCCAGCAAGCTGACATGGCTAGTGATAGCTGGCTGTCCAAGAATATCCGTCCGTTGACCCTGATTTACATTTTGGTGGCTTATTTGGCTTTGGCGATCCTTGACGCGGCTGTTGTTGATATTGCTGAGTCGTTTGTTGTCCTGCTTGGGCAGTGGGGCATGTTGGTTATGTCTTTCTACTTTGGTGGCAGAACGCTTGAGAAGATTATTGATATGAAGGCCAAGAAATGATTAATTCCCGAAAGATTGAAGACTTATTGCCGGTAGTTCAGGAGAAGGTTCGCAAGTTCAAAGCCTTGTGCGAAGAAAACGATATTGACCTGCTGATTACTTCTACCTATCGAGATAGTGAGAGCCAGAACGCTTTGTATGCTAAGGGTCGCACTGCACCCGGCAAGAGAGTTACCAATGCCAAGGGCGGTCAGAGTTGGCATAACTGGCGGTGCGCTATTGATGTGGTTCCGCTGATTAACGGTAAGCCTTGCTGGGATACTAAAAACCCTGTCTGGCAGAAGGTAGGCGCATTGGGTAAGGAAGCGGGTCTTGAGTGGGCGTGGGAATGGAAAAAATTTAAAGAAATGGCACACTTCCAGCATACCGGCGGCAAGACATTAGCACAACTTCAAGCAGGTGAAAGCATAGGGTAATTATCATGAAACAACTTGCTGCTATTATATTATCGTTAATAACTTGTTATAGTTTTGCGGAAGAAGCAGCAGGGTTTCAGAATAATGCAGGTGGTTGGACTGTTATAACGACGAGGGATCATTACTGTGGTGTCATGGGTATGCACGACGGTTATGCCTTTGGAACAGAGTCTTACGTCAGGTTTTGCTGGACACGAAGAGGTAACGCAATCCTAGTAGTCTTCGAGTCTGGTGAGAATAGAACTTGGCCCGCTGAGTCTTTTCATTTGTTACCTACTGAACCTGAGTACAAGAGTAACAAAACGAATGGTTAAAAAACTTCCGGCAGACTGTATGCCAGCTTGTCAATCTTGTTCGTTCTTTAAGGCTGATCCCAAAGAAGAACTTGGGTTTTGCTATCGCTACCCGCCTAAAGTAATGCACTTAGGTGAAGGTGACTTTGACTCCCTGTTTCCGGTAGTAGCTCGGGATGAGTGGTGCGGGGAATTTCATCGTTTCTCAAATTAGAGGAAATCATGTCTAAGCCAGCTTGTACAGAGCAAGAATTTATTGCTTTGTGGAATAAACACGGGTCAGCATCAGTAATGGCAAAGATTCTCGGTGTTGCTGAAAGAAACATTAATATGAGAAGGCGAAGCATTGAAAAAAGACAAGGCATTGTTCTAGCTGGCATTGCCAAAAGTAGTCCAGACTTTCAAGTAACCTACGCTCAAAACAATGTTAGAACAAACGTAAAGTTAGAAAACGGAATTATTGTTATAGGGTCAGACTGCCACTACTGGCCTGGCATTATCAGCACAGCACATCGTGCATTCGTAAAGATCATTCAGGATTTAAAGCCTCGGATGGTCGTTATGAATGGGGACGTGTTTGACGGGGCCAGTATCTCTAGACATCCGGTTTCAGGCTGGGGATATACGCCTACCGTAAAACAAGAGCTAGAAGCCTGTCAGGAGCGCCTAGATGAGGTTGAGGAGGCCGCAAAAGGTGCTGCCCTGCATTGGTGTTGGGGAAATCATGACCAAAGATTTAACGCCCGTTTAGCGGCTCAGGTGGGGGATACTTGGCGAGGCGTTGAGGGCATGAATCTGACTGACCATTTCCCGCTATGGAAGTTCTCTACCTCGATTATGGTCAACGATAAAGTGATGATTAAGCATCGTTATCATAATGGTATTCATGCTGTTTACAATAACACTATGAAAGCAGGTCTAACCGTTGTAACAGGTCACCTTCATAGCTTAAAAGTAACCCCGTGGAGTGATTATACAGGCGACCGATATGGTGTAGACACAGGCTCATTGGCTGATGTTAATGGTGACCAGTTTGAATACTCTGAAGACAACCCAAAGAACCATCGGTCAGGCTTTGCAGTTCTGACCTTTGTTGATGGGAAGATGTTGCCTCCAGAGTTATGTCAGGTCTGGGATGATGACCACGTAGTATTTAGAGGCCAGCTGATAAAGGTGTAATTAGGCTGACAGGGTGCGTAATTACTTGCGCTTTCTTACGTGCCCTGCATAACCTTTGACGATCCCTGCCAGACATCTT